CTGTGTAGGATTCCATGCTAATTTTCTTACATTATTTAGAATAGCTCTATTGAGACCGGCAGGTGCCCACCATGGGTCTGCCACATCATCTGTATTTGCGTAGATTCCTGCAACATGTCCTGATGCCGGAACCCAACGATACTTAGAGTTCCATTTATCAAATACATCCAACCAGTTTGCATACATTGCTGCGTAACTTGTGTTTGGATTCAATGTTGTTCTTCTATAATCTCGTAAGTCTGTTACTTCACTACCAGAGTTATTCACAACATCCGCTTTCAAACAGTCAAGAATTGCCATTGCGTCCATTCTTGCTTCACATATAGAGATTAATTCATTCTTTACTGTTGCGCTTTTATTTGAATCAATGAATACATTTACATCAATATCTTCTGGATTTTGATAAAGGTCATAAGCTGCGATAACTGCAGTATCTTCTTCTCCTGCAGCAAATGTTCCATTACTTCCTCCAGCCAAACTTGTATATGCTGTTGAGTATAATTCTGTTACAAAAGTATTTGCAAAAGCACTTGATAATGCTATTCTAATATATTCTGATTCTTCATTGATTACTGTTTCAGCATATATATTTTTTCCTTCATCATCAATTTTTCTTGTGTCTGTTGATACGTGCCATGTTTCAACAAGTGAATATGGTTTTGGACTCTTATTGATGTCCTCTTGGTCACAGTATCTAATAAGTACTAGAAATTCTTTACAGTATCCGGTTGTTGTACTATCCGGTTCAAGTGGTGAATCAATATCACGAACATCTTGATATAGTTCTGTTGATATACCAAGTGCTGTTGCGGCTGCTGATGCCACTTGTGAACTTGTTGAATTTACAATACTATCATATACTGTTTTACCAATAAGAGCAATTTTAATATTATTACCCCATTCTCCTCTTGAATTTGCGATAATTGCTATTTCTTTTCCATATTCAGGTTGTGTTACTGAGAATACAACCGTTTCATTACCAAATTCATCAGGGTCCTCACTTGAAAAATCATCAAGTTGATAAGCATCGGTAGTTGTATAAACCGCTGCTGTTACGGCTGATGTTGCCATTGTATGCATACCAGCAAATTTTGCATCTGGTGGCATTGCTCTTGTACAATATAATTTATTACCATATTTTAGATATCCTGTTGCTGATAAAATATCCTCATATGAATCTGTTGTTGGTTCACCGAAATATTTAATCAATTCGTCAACTGTTGAGACAAATTGTTGTTTTAGTTCAGGTCCCTTGTATGTTTCTCGCAATACAGATACACCGATAGATGTGGCAACTGCTGGTATTGTTGTTGATAAATCTATTTCTCTAACTGCAACGAGTGGACTAAGATAAAAAGCCATTAACTTTTATTCCTCCCTTATTTATTTTTCTTATTACTATTTATATAAAACTTCAATTTTACTTTATTTTTTCTTTATTCGTTTAGATTATAGTGTGAATAAGAGAATGTTGCTTGTGCTTCCAAATATGGTTCACCTTCTCTATAGGTAAAAACAACTTCACCTAAACCATTTATCCATAAATTATAGAATATTACTTCAAATATTCTTGTGCCCCAATTATCTAATGCTTGAAAGGATGCATCAATCATAAAATTACTATCTAAATCTATCCACTTTGTACTACCATTATTTATATGTCGTAACCATCTAAACAATAATCTCCAATTTGCAAAATCCGAATCTACCATAAAATTTACTGTCCAAGGTTCAAAAGACATTTTCCCTAATGGGGCTTTTACAGTACCGCCCATCCATTTACGCTCTTCCATTTCAAGTGTCGCATTGGGAATTATTGTTGAAAATATATTGAGTGTTAAATCTTTGTTATCACCAATATCAGTAGTCGGTGGTACTAAAGGAAATACTAATCTAAAGTTCTGTGGACTTGCGCTACTTAAATTATCTGTTGTACTAAGTGTCATTATTTATTCCTCATTATTTCCAAATCTTTCCATTTCACATACTATGTCACCATCATCATCAAGCCAAGGAGATACGCCTTTAATGAAAATAGATTCTGCTTCGTGTGTGTTTACTCCTGATGCACCAGATGTATACATTGTTTCTGTTCCTTGATAATCATTCCAAGCATCTTCATTCAAATAATACTTTGTAATAATTTTTTGAATAAGATTTGTATCATCTGTTGTTGCTGGTTTAAAGAACAAACTATGTATTTTGAAATTTAATGTCCATACAATATTTCTTCTTTCTTCCTGTGAATATTCAAATGATTGTTCAGGTGCGGCACTTTCAAATAATACTTTTGCGTCAAATGATTCATCAACATCTGATATATAAACTTTCATTTGTGCATATGGTTGGAAATATGGAAGTATTTGTTCCAATATCTGGTCAACTTCTGCCATATATAATGAATAAATTCTAAGTGTAATGCCTATATCAAAAGGTATAGGATTTTCAAACATAGTTGCTGTGCCTGTACCCGGTGAAGATGATGAAGTTACCATGTGGTATTTATTTTTTTGTCTAGTAGAAGAATATTCAATACCAGTAATTTCAGCAGCAATAAGAGGAAGCATTTCATATATTCTTTCTTCACTTTCTTTTCTGGCTTCTTCTACCCAATACCATACTCGTTCTTTACCACCAAGTTTAATAGGAACAGTTATATATTTTGCTACTGTTCCTGTCTTTGTATACTTAGCAATACTAATACTGTTGAACATATCAAGAAACTGAATAACAGTCTTGCGAATGCTTTTATAGTAATAAAAAGTATCCATTAAATACCACCAATACCTAATAGGTCACTTGCGTGTGGATTATCTTGTCTGAATTTTAGAAACTCTGGTCTATTAAAAAGGTACTGCATTTTTTTACCAAAATCCATACCAGGATGTTTTGATATAAATTGTTTTTTTATAGCATCAATTTTCTTTTCAAGCGCAACAACATCTTTTGATATACTAATCATTTCTTTTTTATCTTCTTCGGTATAATAATCATTCCATGTTTTGACTTCTGGTTTTTTTGGCATTACTACCCCTGCTTTCAATACCTTATCCATCATCTTATCAAAACTATCTGCTTCGTTTAAGTATTCTTTTATTCTGCTCATATTAAAAATTATCCTTATTAATTTTATCAGCTAAAACATCAAGTTGTTTTGATATTTTTTTTATATCTTTTTGAATTAGTTTTGAATCACTTGCTAAATTTATTATTCTATCTGCTTGGTCATATATCTGTGCAAAAGCCTGTGCTATGGGTTTATAATTGCCTACATAATATTTTCCCTTTGGTTTAAGTGTTGATTTTTCCATAGTACCGCCGGCACCAAGACCAAAATTTTTATCACCTATATACTTCTCATATAATTCTTTCATTTTATTCTCCTTTAATAACCATAAATACTGGTATCTAAATCTGAACCGTAATCATATATATCATCCGATTCTTCCTCTATCCATTCATTGTCACCGAATCCTGTAATTGGTGATGTCAATGTTATATCCATATCAGCCAACATTTCCTTAGCAGAATCACTTTGCTCTGCATATCTGTATGGTTTCAATATAAGTCCATAAATTTTCTTTGTCAATTGGAATATTCTGTTTCTATTTACAACACTTACAACTTCATATGATAAATTATTCCATATAACTCTTAATACATCTCCTGGTCGTGGTACAGGACTACTCAAATAATTCGTTGGAGGTGTAGTATTTCCTGCTTCTGGCCATCCATCTGACGCTGTTGCTGATACGTCTCTTGAAAATGTATATACTGGTATCTCTGCAAATGATATTGTTTCATCTGAAGAAAAACCAAGTGAACGAATTAGTCCGGCTTCTTCTGTAACTTCATAAATAAGTTTCGTTCTCTTTGATGGTAAATATTCCAAATTTGGAGTTTCACCATACAACCTATCTGAAGGAACAGTAATATCTTTCATTCTGTAGTCTATTGATATACCTGCAATATCAGTAAACTCAACTATCTTATCCTCAAACAGTTCAACCTCTGCATTATCAAGTGAAAGGTCTTCCAGTTCCCATGTTGGTTGTGTCTTATCTATTGGCATCAGTTATCCTTTTTTAATGTGTTTGTATATTTCCGGACATAAAGGGAGTATCATAACTATTTTTCTTGGATTTTTTTTGTCCTCCCAATAAGTCAAAATATTTCCAATACAAGTCAACGGTTTTTTTACTCAATTTACCACCATAAAGATGTTCGCCTTTTACTCTACCGTCCCATTTATTACCGAGTTCTTTTCTAGCCGCAGTTTCAAAATCTTTCCATGCTTTGACTTTATCTTCATTTATGTAGTCTTTGAATTTCATTACCTTATTCCTTTTTGTTTTTTGTATGCCTTTATCTCATCAAACAGGTTATTCAATTCAGTACCTATTTTTGTGATTCGTGTTTCAAAAATTCTGAAAGCTCTTTCTTCTTCATTCAGAGGTCTTTCTCCTTTCTTTACACTCTCATCAACCTTTTTGCCTGTTGCTTGTGCTGTTGCATTCATTAGGTCGTCCCATTTTCCCATTATTTTTCTCCTTATTTTATGTAATCTTTTATTTTATTTACTTTTATACCTTTCATGGCCAAGTTTAATGTTTTTACCTTATCACCTTTACTCATTTCAAATCCCGCATCATTCCATGAATCTTCAGCTTCCCAGTTTTTTAGTAAATTGATAATGAGTGTTTCAATTTCACCTGTTAATGCAAGAGCAACATCTTTTATATTTAGGTCATTTTTTGTTGGCCTTCTTTCATTTAATGTTTCCTCATATGCTTCCAATATTCCGTCATTATATTTTTTCATAATTTTCTCCTTATCCAATCAGAATCCCAAGTCCCTCATATGTTTCCTCGAGCTTCAGTTTTTCTTCCAAATCCGCCATTTCTTCTTTACCCTCACTTATTAAAGAATCTCCATCCAATGCAATACCTGTGTTTCCTATTGATGCAAAGTTAGCAAATTTTCTTCTTATATTACCTAAAGGTATTTTACATCGTGCATAAGAATAATCTAAAACCCAATCTGTTCCATAAAAATCAGGGTCAGCACCAGATGTAGGCCACGATGTTGTGTCTTCCATTAGTGTGCTACCTTCAACCATAAACACTCTCAACATAACAAATCCCGGAGAATCAACCGTATATATTGTTCCATCTAATGTTACTTGTAATGATGCACCAGATGGCGGTGCTGGTTGAATTTCTAATTGATTTGTGTATCTATGGTATTTCCAGTTATATTTGTCTGGTGTATATTTTTTTAAGGATTCCATAAAATCCAAAACTAAATGATAACCAATCAGATTAAAAGTTGTTGATGGATTTAATAATGATGCATACATACCATGAGTGTATAAAAAGTTATCTAAAGTAAATAAAGTATTGATACCTGTTTCCATACCTTGAGCATCAAAATTTAATACTTCTGTAACTCCCATAGGTAAGTCATATAGTTTTTGACCAGCTGATAATAACATAGTAAAGAATACTTCATGTGTTGCTTGTCCTACTGCCCATTTCAAAAACTTGTTACGAGCATAATCAATTTCATCATTGATTTGGTCAATACTTAATTCACATTTTACTACAGGCCAACCAAATCTTCTTTTAATTTTATTTCTTAATTGTGCTTTACTTACGCTCATTATTTCCTCTTTATAATATTTGATTCAGATATATTTATATAAACTTTAGTAATTAACTCATAAGTGGTCCAGTTTTTGTTAACCAAGACCAATCTTGTTCCTTTTCATCAACATCGGTTAATATTCCCCACATATCATCTTCCATTTCTTTTTTCCTGAAGTCAAATTTTTCATCCAAGATATTCATTTCTAAAAAGTATACTGCCCAATACAATGCTGAAATCATATCATGTGGTTTATCTTTACCAAAAAACTTTCCATTTTCTTCAATGAATGAGCCAAGTTCTTCAATTGTTTCCCTATGATATAATATGATACTCCAATCTTCAATAATTTTCTTCATCAATAATACAGCTTTTGTTTTTGTTCCTTTCAATGCTCTGATTCCAAGATTTGCTGTTTTAGACCCCGTATTAATCAGATTTTCATTTTCATGTTCCCACCATAATCTTGCAATAACTGCTGAACCTTCTCCATTATTTTCACACATAATATATCCATTGTTATAGTAATATGATAATCTATTTACTATATCTGAAAATTCATAAACATCTGTTGTGTTATCAAAGAATACTGCAACTTGTTTTAATTTGATAGGAGATAAACTTTCAATTTTTAATATTTGAACTGCAGAGTTTGCTTCTCCCGTTCCCTTTGATGGGTCAACACCAATAACATATACTCCGTTTTCTTCTGGTTTTTCAAATATAGCAAGTCTATTTTTTAAATCATAAAGTAAAGGTTCTGTCCAAGCATTCATCAATTTTTTCAGAACTTCGGTATCTATAACCGTATTTGTTGAACCGAGGAACTCTACAGCGAACTCTTGTGCGAACTTTGTTTTTCCTAAGTTCTTTATTTGTTCTTTTGCCCATTCATCATCACGACCTGGTACATTTTCCCATGAAACCGTTGTATGAATAAAGTTATTATTCCCACCTTCTGCTTGAACATACAGCGAATGAAATAGGTTAAACATACCATTTGGTGTTGAAATTATTATGATTTTTGATTCTTGTGAGGCTGAGATGGTTGGATAATTGGATGCCCAAAATGCATCTGCATCATGTGCTGGTACAAAAGCAAATTCATCTGCTATCAAAAGATTTAAGGTCTCACCACGAAAAGCATCTGGAGATGTTGCAGATATTAGTATTCGTGTTCCATTATCAAAGGCGATAAATGTTTTAGAGTATTCAGTAACACCAGGTTTCAGCCATACTGGAAGTTCTTCATACATTGTCTTTATTCGGTTTAGAATCATCTTAGCTGATGCTTCTTTATTACTTACAATACCTACTATTTTATCTTTATTGAATATTGAAAACCATAAAGAATATACTCCAACAGATGTGGTTTTTCCTGATTGTCTGGAACATAATGCTATATTGAATCTATTATTAAAATATTTGTTTATAAGTTCTATTTGGTAGTCATAAGGTTCAAAGAATATTTTTCCTTTATCTGGATGAATTATTTTGACATATTTCATAAAATACCATATATCTTTTGAACATTCATCTAATTCCTCAATTTGTTCCAATGAATATTCTAGTTCTTCATTGGGTCTTTTTACTTGTTTATCATCATACTTTATTGGCATACTTTTTCTCCTTTTCACATATTGAGAGCACAAAAAAACCCTCACTATATATTTATATACAGTAAGGGTTTTTTTCAGGAGAAACTTATTTTAATTTTGTTGTAAGGATTTTATTGCCTTGTTTAATTTTTCTTCAAGTTTATTTTTACGTAATATTTTGGAACCATCAACATGGTATTCAATAACTTGGTTTTTTCTTTTTGTAACAAGTGCAATCGGTCTCTTCCATAAATTCCATATATGTTGTAGTGTTTTTTCTGCATATGTTTTATTTAAATCAACACCACTATGAGAATGTCTGAGAAAAAGTTCACCATTACCTCCAGAGTTTCCATCAACAATTTCAATCTTTGGTACTGTTGAATGTGCAAATGAATCAATAATTAATTTCGCAACTTTTTTTGCTTCTTGTTTTGTTGCTATGTAATCATAATGACTCCATTGGTCTACACGTTGAAAGATATAGATATTTAATTCTGTTATCATATCAGGTGTTAAGAAGTCTTGCATGAAAAACCAGTCTTGATATGAACTCATAATATCCTTACACTTTTCCCATCCTTTGCCTTCTTGCTTATCCCAATTATCTTTTATTCTATAATCTTCCAGTCTATCCCATTCATCACCATGTTTTCCTTTGTTCCATCTTTCTTCAATATTTTTCCATATACCAGAACCTATTTGATACGGATTCATGGCAAATGGATGTTCGGCTTTTACCATTGAGTTTGAATAGTTATAACTGGCATGTTCTTCTGTTGTCAATAATTCCTCATCAAATAATTGGTTCATTATTCTTTCATGGATAAATGTTGCCCAACCTTCATTCATATACTTTGTTCTGATTATAGGCCAGTAATATTGTCCTTCTGTTCTAAGAATTTCAAGTATGTCCTTATGCCAATCTTCCAAAGAAGTAGAATTATCAACAATATATCTCAATAAGTCCTCAGTAGGTTCAACAGGAGTTTGTAATTTTAACGCTCTCAATAACTTCTGATTCGCCAATTCAATATCTTCCTGAATATCAATTCTTTTGTTACTTTTTATAAGGTCATTGAAACTACTTTTGTTATTGACATTTATTTGTTTTTTCATTGCTTGATAAATTCTTTCAATTTTTTCTTCCTCTGTTTCATGTTCAAAAGGTGATGAATGAAATTGAAGTGCATGACCAGCATCAACAATTCTTTCAACTTCATCAATACCAAATCTTCTTTCATATGAATTAAATCTTTCTTGTGCCATATGCATGAAGTGAACAATGTCTTTTTTGGATTCTTTAAAGTATTCATTCTCAGTAAAGAAATTGACATGACCAATAACATGAGCCATAACAAGTGCTTGAACTGCTATAGTATTTTCTTTCATCAGATAGGCTCTTGCTGGGTCTGAATTTATAACTACTTCATATGGTAATCCACCTTTATCAGACCTATCATATATTGTTCTCAATTTTTCATAATCTCTACCATATTTCCATGAGGAGATATTTGTAGGTTGTCTATATGCCATAATTTCCAACATCTTTTGTGGTGGAATAATATCAAATTCAATACCACATAATTCAAGTTCTAATTCCTCTGTGGCTATTTGCATCATTCTTTCTTCCAACTTCAATAGTCTTTGCATTTCAGTTTTTTGCATTTATTTTGTCCTTTCTTTATATTATTGTTTTTGTACGGGTTCAAATAAAAAATGACGAAGTGAGGGATACACGTGTTTCTTATTTTTTATCATAGAAATAAGGAAATGGTTTTCATCATTTCTCAAAAATAATGTACCAAGTTCTTTCTTCTTTGTGAAACTCCATTTTTCAGTAATTGCTCTCAATAGTGCATGGTCACCGCCCCATGGATCTCCTTCTAAAGATATTTCAGTATATCCTAACATATTAATTTTTTTATCCAACATTGTCTTTATTGACCTTACAGTTTTATTTGGGTCAAAATCATCACCATCAGATAGATACATACAATAAACATTCCATTCCTCAATAGGATATTCTGTATCAATCAAATAGTTTGCCTTATCAAATGCTGTATGACAAAGTGTTCCACCCATATCAGACTTCTTAAAAAAATCATCTTCATTTACTATATGTGCCTCTGTTGTATGTTGAATAAATCTAATCTCAACATTATCATAGGTCTTTTTTAGGAACTCTACCATCCAGAATAACATTGAACGCGCCAAATATTTCTTTCTGGTATCCATTGAACCAGAAGTATCCATCATAGCTAATACTACTGCATTACTATGATACTCTACATCCTGTTCTATTTGTTTGAATCGTAAGTCGTTATCATCAATAAAAATTCCAGCTTCTTCTCCACTCAATCTACCTTCATCAATAATATTTATGGCATCATTTATATCACCATCTGCTTGTATCAATGCTTTTTGTGCATCTTCTTCACTACAGCCAGTTGATTCTATTATTTCTGATTGAAACATTACTGACCGTTTAATTGCCTCTATCATTGTTTTCTTTTTATGAAGTCGTGGTAAAATACCTTTCTTTGTAATAGACTCAAACTTCCATCCCTTAGGTACAAGATTTTTAGCTTTAGTCTTTTCATCCATATAAGGAAGACCTAAATCATCAAACATGATTTCAATAAGGTAGTCAATAGGAACTTCTGTTTCCATACTTTCACCACCGGGTTCATTTCCTGCTCCACTACCTTCACCTTCTTTACTTTTCCTTTCTTGACCGATAATTTGACCATCTTCAAAGTCACCTTGTCCAACACCAGACTTTTCTTCATCATCATTTGGGTCATAGATGAATCTGTAATCTCTTAAACCTTTAACAGGAATTTTTACAGTTTTTCCATCTTTTTGTGTTATGATGCTTTCTTCACCAATAACATCTTGAACATTTTTACGAATCACACTATCAATCTTTTTTTGGTGTCGAGCAGCATCTGATTTGCCTCTTTCTGACATTTCCCATGAATCATGGTATATGATTGTCATTCTATGTCTCCTTTCTTCTCTTTCAGTTTATTAATTTCTTTTCTC